AAAAACAAATGAACGAAAAATCAATCTTAAACAAAGTCCGCACACTTTTAGGTTTAGAAGTGAAGTTGGAAACTATGCGCCTATCTGATGGTGTATCTATGCTCGAAGCAGAAATGTTCGAAGCAGGTCAACCTGTATTTATTCTAACGGAAGACGAACAACGCATCCCACTTCCTGTCGGAGAGTACGAGCTTGAGGATATGCGTGTTTTGGTAGTTATCGAAGAAGGCGTTATCGCTGACGTTCGTGAAGCTGCTGAGCCTGAAGTTGAAGTAGAAATCGAAGCACCTGAAGCTGAAGCTCCAATGGTAGAAGAAGAGGTTGCTGCATCTACTGACGCTACACCTAAAAAAGTAATTGAGTCTATCGTTAAAGAATCTTTCTTCAGCGAAATCGAAGCACTTAAAAAAGAGAACGAAGAATTGAAAGCGAAACTTTCAGCACAAACTACTGAAGTTGCAGAAGAAGTTGCACCAGTAGAATTGAGCGAAGAGCCTAAGCCTATTTCTTTCAATCCTGAAAACACAACCGCTACCGATGTATTCAAGTTCGCTTCTAAAAGAAACGCGACCACTATGGACACGGTATTATCAAGAATTTCAAACATTAAATAATTAACTAATTAAAAACCAATAAGTTATGCCTACGAGCACTTCAATCACTACTTCGTATGCCGGCGAGTTTGCCGGAAAATACATCGCTGCAGCTTTATTGTCTGCACCAACCCTTGACAAAGGCGGTATCACAATTATGCCTAACGTTAAGTACAAGCAAGTTATCAAGCGTGTTGCTACTGATGGTATCATCAAAAACGCTACTTGTGATTTTGACCCTACGTCTACAATTACTTTGACTGAGCGTATTCTTCAACCTGAGTCTTTCCAAGTAAACTTACAACTTTGTAAAACTGACTTCCGTTCAGATTGGGATGCTATCCAAATGGGTTACTCTGCATTTGACGTTCTTCCTAAATCTTTCGCTGACTTCCTTATCGCACACGCTGCTGAGAAAGTTGCCGCAGGTATGGAGACTTCAATTTGGCAAGGTGTTAACGCTACTGCAGGTGAGTTCGCAGGTATTATGACTCAATTGACTACTGACGCTGCTCTTCCTGCTGCTCAAGAAGTTGCTGGTACAACTGTTACTGCTGCTAACGTAATCACAGAGCTTGGTAAAATCGTTGACGCTTGTCCTGCTGCCCTTTACGGAAAAGAAGACTTGACTCTTTACGTTTCTTCTAACATCTATCGTGCTTATGTTCGTGCATTGGGTGGCTTCGCTGCTTCAGGTGTAGGTGCTAATGGTTACGACAACAAAGGTACAAACCAACAACTTGGTGACTTGTTCTTTGATGGTGTTCGTATTTTCCAAGCAAACGGACTTGCTGCTAACACCGCTCTATTGTCTCAAAAATCTAACCTTTACTTTGCGACAGGTTTGTTGAACGATATGAACGAAGTTAAAGTTTTGGATATGGGTGACCTTGACGGCTCACAAAATTGCCGCGTAATTCTCAGATTCACCGCAGATGCTAAATACGGCTTTGCTTCTGACGTTGTTACTTACGGTATCACAAACTCTGCTAACTAATCTTAGCTCAATTTAAATAATCGGGGAGGGGTTTTCGCTCCTCCCTTTTTTATAACATTTAAAACTTAAAAATATGTCTTGTGATTTAGCAAATGGACGCCTTGAGCCTTGTAAGGACACAGTATCAGGAATTGATGCTATTTACTTCGTGAACTTTGGTGATTATTCAGGTATTACTTATGATGGTGTCAATGGTGACGTCATTGATTCAGTAGCAGGTGTAACAAACCTCTACAAATACGAACTCAAAGGAACAAACTCTTTTGACCAAGTATTTAACTCTTCACGTGAAAACGGAACTGCTTTTGTTGAGCAGACTTTAACTATCACTTTAAAGAAGCAAGATGCGACAACTCATAAGTCAGTTAAATTGTTGGCTTATGGTCGTCCTTACGTTATCATCAAAAACCGCAACAACCAATTCTTCTTTGCAGGTCTTGAGCACGGTATGGAATTGACTACTGCTAACGTGACAAATGGTACTGCAATGGGTGACCTAAGCGGTTATACCTTGACTTTTGTTGGGACTGAAAAAATCCTCGCCAATCTAATTGACGTAGGTACTGAGGCGGCTTTAGCAACTGCTTTTGGTTCAGCTACTATCGTAACTGCATAATCGTTTTCTTCATAGCGTGAAAGGGGAGGCTTCGGTCTCCCTTTTTTATTTGGCAACAAATCGCAATATTTGGCTTATAGTATTATGATTGTACTTACAACATCAACATCAGCGCAGACATTCTCGTTTATTCCGAGAGGCTCATTTAATACAATGATTCTAACTGATGACCAAACAAACACACCAGTAACGATTGCAATCACATCTCAAACAAGCGGCGATTACGTCAACACAATCACCGCATCATTTGCTTTGACTGAGGGGCATTTCTACGACATCGTACTAAAACAAGGAACTGATATCGTCTACAAGGATAGAATCTTTTGTACTGACCAAAACATCGTCTCATTCTCCGTAAACAACGGACAATACACATCTAACACGACATCTAATACATTTATCGTATATGAGTAACATACACGTTTTAAACCTATCTGCATACACTACTCCCGTCATTCAGGAGAGCAAGCGTGATGCGTGGGTTGATTATGGTGAGGACAACAACTATTACTCTTTTCTTTTAGAGCGATACACGAACTCAACCACTAACTCGGCAATCATTAACAACATCTCACGTCTTGTCTATGGACGTGGACTATCAGCAGTAGACGCTTCTCGTAAGCCTAATGAGTATGCTCAAGCAATGGCTCTTTTTAACAAGGATTGTTTGCGCAAGATTGCGATTGATAGAAAGATGCTCGGTCAGTTCGCTATCCAGGTACACTACAACGATAAACACGATAGAATACTTAAGGCTTTTCATATGCCGGTAAACTTATTGCGTGCTGAGAAGTGCAATAAAGACGGAGAAATTGAAGCCTACTACTATTCTGACGATTGGACTGATGTAAAGAAATACCCGCCTGTCCGCATTCCTGCATACGGATTCTCTAAAGACAAGATTGAGATTCTATTCTCTAAGCCTTACTCAGTAGGTATGAAATATTACGCTTATCCTGACTATCAAGGTGCAGTCCCTTACGCACTTTTGGAGGAGGAGATAGCTGATTATTTAATCAACGAAGTACAAAACGGATTCTCAGGAACTAAAGTGGTGAACTTTAACAACGGAGTGCCATCATTGGAGCAACAAGAAATTATCTCATCTAAATTATTAAACAAGCTCACTGGCTCAAAAGGTCAAAAAGTAGTAATTGCGTTCAATGACAATATGGACACACGTACTACTGTGGATGACATTCCGCTCAATGACGCACCTGAACACTACACATACTTATCTGAAGAGTGTATGCGTAAGATAATGCTTGGTCACAACGTCACATCACCGCTTCTTTTCGGTATTGCAGGCGCAAACGGATTCTCTTCGAATGCTGATGAATTGCAGAACTCGTTTATACTATTTAACAATATGGTGATTAAACCGCTTCAGGACGAAATACTTGAAGCCTTAGACACTATCTTATCATTTAACGGCATATCTCTCAACTTATTCTTCAAGACGCTTAAACCGCTTGAATTTACGGATTTGGAAAACGCTCAAAACACGGAGCAAGTAGCTGAAGAAACAGGAACGGAACTAAGCAAACACGAACACCTTACTGAAGACATAGCAAAATCACTAATAGAACTCGGAGAAGAGCCTTCTGAAAATTGGCTTCTAATAGACGAATTTCCTGTAGACTATGATTCGGACGACTCAGAGAACGAACTACTCTCTAAAGAGCCTAAAAAGAGCTTATTTGGCAAGTTGGTTGAGTTAGTAAGTACAGGTGATGCACGTCCTAACCTACGAGACAAGCAAGATAAAGTAATCGACGGAGTTAAATTCGTTACTCGCTACGTTTACGCAGGCTCAGAACCGAGAGACAAGTCACGTCCTTTCTGCAATGCAATGATGCGTGCTAAAAAGATTTATAGAAAAGAGGATATCATCAAGATGGGTAGCCAAGCAGTCAATAAAGGATGGGGTGCTAACGGAGCTGACACGTATTCAATTTGGCTTTACAAAGGTGGAGGCAATTGTCACCATCGTTGGAACAAACAAGTATACGCTCAGTTTGAAGGCAAGGCTTTGGACATTCCTAACGCTAAACAAATTGCACAAGCAAAAGCAGCTAAGTTTGGCTACACAATTAAGAACGAGGCTTTAGTATCTCAGCGTCCTGTTGATATGCCTTACAACGGCTTTTTACCAACCAATCCAATATACGGCAAATAATGGCAACTGCACTACTCATAACACGAGACGATTTAGTTAGGTTTACTGCCGTTAATGGCAACGTGGACACGGACAAATTTATTCAGTTCGTTAAAATCGCTCAAGACAT